GCCCGCCCCCGCGCCCACCTCCGCCGTCGCCGACGCCTCCGCGCCCGTCACCGCCTCGCTTGCCGCCTCCCCCATCATCAATTACCCCAGTGCCCACGCGGCAATGCAGGTGTACGGGGAGTGGCGTCAAAAAGCCGAGGAGTACGCCGCGCACGAGACTTTGCGCCAATGGAACAACCTCACTCTCGAGGAACAATGGTTTGTCGGGTGTTTTATGGATTTCATGTCCTACTTGTACCACCCGTACAATGGACAGATACCCGTCTCCTACTAAAGTTCAGCACCGGCTCTTTTCAGAGCCACTTTTTTAACTAAAACGGATTTTTATAAGCAGATTAACCCTATTAGTAACACAATCATGTCAAAGCGCCCTCGCGACGTGATAACCCGCACTGATGATGGTGAAATACAAATCACTATCGCTGGCAAGGACATCAAGTTTTCACGCATTCATGGCTGGGACACCTACGCTGAGACCTGTACATTCAATCCCGAAGATGTTGTTGGATGGATTGTCATCACATCAAATTATGGTGAGCAGCATTTCAAGTGTAGTTTAGACGAACTTGAAGTGCTTGAACAAGAACTGAAGATGTTTAAATAAACACCTCGTTTTTCAATAAAAATGGATTTAAGAAATATATAAAATAAACTCTTCCCCGCCCGCCAATATGTCCGACTCTTTTGTTTCCGCTATTCGCGCGCTCCCCGAGTTTACGACTCCCAACAAACCCCGCAAGGTGAACCCACGCATTCTGTGGGCACCCGAACGCCCAGGCAATCCTGTAGCACGTCAACTCTTTGAGCCTGACCCCCCGCGATTTGTCAAGATGGTTCCTCACAACCAGAACAATGGCCCCGATCACCGCAATAAGTAGGCTTCTATGCCTACTTTTTAAATTGAAAACGGAATTAAAAAAAATACAAGAACCCTGGTGACACCGCCGAAATCATGGTGCTGAACTCAAAGAACGTTCACCTTGGACTCTTCTTGGTCTCTCTTTTGTCAATGCTGCATATACTATATATCCAGCAACCTGCTAGCACGCCTGCAGAGTCTTCTTTCTTGACCATGCTCGCCCTGTTAGACGTGCATGCTTTGGCATTAGTCTTGTGTTGGTATGACACTCCGCTCGAGACTGAACGCAATGTAAGGGTTATACTAAGAGAAATCCCATTGTTTGGGAGAGTCTTTGAGTTTCTCTTAATTGAGACTGGCATCTTGTATGCTATGACTATTGCACTACTCCTGTTGACACCAGTCTACTTGCTAGTAGTTGCATAACGCCTTAATTGGCATATTTTTTCACTTCAGAATATTAATTTTAATACTCTGAGGTACATGGAGTGAGGTTTGAATTCAATGCACCCAAATGCTGAGGCAATCTTGTTGAAAACGGAATTAAAAATTATATAATTTAGGTTATTTGATGTTCATGTATACCACCATGTCTAAACCCGCAGACCCGAGCGACCTTCCCACGCTGGCAGGTTTGGTTTTGACCTTTGTACTTACCGTACTTCTTAGCGAAGCAACTCGCTACGATGCATTTAAGCATTTCATGAACAAATACAGCTATTTATGCACCTGGGAGTTATTCAGGTTCTTCCTATGGTTTGGGTGGTGGTTTGCACCGCCTGCCATGATCATCAAGATAATTTCAATGTTCATGAAGTGACACGAAGACAACTCACTGGCTCTTTTCAGAGCACGCTTTTTAACTAAAATATATTTTTGTACATCAGAATATTGTTTTCAATACTCTGAGGTACACGGAGTGGGATTTGAACCCACGCGGATTTCTCCATTGGTTCTTAAGACCAACGCCATAGACCACTCGGCCATCCGTGTTGCTTTTTGATTTGTTTCCTGTTCTTAAAGCCTCCAATGGAAATCGAACCCATGACCTACAGCTTACAAAGCTGGCGCTCTACCACTGAGCTATGAAGGCTGGCAGTCGATATGGGACTTGAACCCATAACCTTTCGGGTAGAAACCGAATGCACTATCCATTGTGCTAACCGACTAAAGTAGTCTTTTTGAAAGGTGTGACAAAACCCCACGGCTCCTCTGGGCTACGATCCCAGTACCTCCCAGTTAACAGCTGGGTGCTCTACCGATTGAGCTAAGGAACCAACTAGTCCGTGCAGGGATCGAACCCGCGACTCTCCGTTAATAAGACGGATGCTCTACCACTGAACTAACGGACTTACGATGGCCGCCGCCATGTTTTGTGTATGGATAATATGTTTAAACCGTTTCCCAACGCAACTCTTTTACTTCTGAATCCGTGTATATGATTTCATTAGGTAACTGCAAATACAATGCTGTGCTAAAGAATGGTGTTGCTCTTCCATCTAAAACAACCGAACGAATCTTTGAATTATCCAATAAAACCCCAAGAAGTTTATTAAATAGTTTTTGCTTTGACATACTATTCCTTACTTGAATACGACATGTTTTGCCATCCCATGCACACATGTGAGCATTTGGACAATCTTTTTCCTTAAATTGGCCACAAGGCTTTCTGATTTTTGATAAGAATTCTATAGGTGTATCCAATGAAACAAAATGAGTTACTTCATCAAACCATTTTCTCAATTCAGGTTCAAGTTCTGAAGTCTTGGGTGGCTGTTCTGAAATGGCTGACACCAAATCTGGATTTGTTATATTCTTATTCTTGATATCTAGCGTTAACTGATATAAAAGAAAGTCGTATACTTCTGACTCATATGTTATTTTTTTATATGTTGATAAATCTTGCTTATTCGGTTCTTCTAAAGCAAGGGAAGATTCCGATTCTTGAATTATAGTATGTGTTACTTCGGATGCTTCTCCACGACCTTCTTTCGGCTTTACAGGTATGCGTAATCCACTACGAGTCAAAATTTCGACAATATAACCCTTACCATCATACATATCTTCTGCCCAAGCATAGCCTGGAGTTTCTTCTTGAATTTTCTTTAAGGCGTCTTGCATATCCTCATATGATGGCAATTCCAATTCTGAGGAATACCCTGAAATTATCGGAGGCTTTCTGTTTAATGGAGGGAATGCTGTATTTTGAAAAGGTAAAAGCAACTTATCAGGAACATATACTGCTTGAGCCCTTCGGAATGGGTCTAATATAAGTGAAAAGGGTTCACTAATCAATTCATCAGCAGCATTAAAGGCATCTTGGATATTTGGGATTTCAGTAACACATGCCAAATCACGTTGTTTAGTTAATTCTAAATAGGTCTTATTTTCAGGTATTGTTTCATCTGGTCGGATAAACGGATTTACAAAAATATTTGCTCTAAATATAAGTTTCTTTTGCAGTCTTGTTACGTGACATAAACAATCAACTTCATTGCCGCGCTGAAGTATAATAATGCCTCTTGTTCTGCTTTTGATTTGAGGAGTAAAAAATGTACAGCCAATTGTCATGTCATTTAAGTTGATTCGGTAGAAATCTGTTTTTAGCATAATAGCCGTATATTCAAGTTCCTGAAGTATTGTTAGTTTTCCAGTAGTAAATGCATCATCTATACCTGAAATCATCTTAGACATATGCTTTCTTGCTTTGGGGTCTTCAGAGAATGGTTTCATATTAAGTTCCTTCTCAACTTCCTCCGAATGTGTATCCGATAATTCCGTCCACAATGCAACAAATGAACAACGCAATAACTTCTTAATAGCAAGTCGAGGTGATTCTATTTTTGAACTCAAATTCAAAAATGCAGGTAGGCCTTCAGATGGTCTTCCTAAGCCAACTCTAAAATAGCCAGACATTCCTGCTTGAATGCGGTTTCCTGAACTCTCGACTAGTTTGTATTGTTCTTCTATATGTAACATATTGAGTAACTCCGAAGGAACATATGCTAGACGATTATATTGTAAAGTTTTCGTTTCACCCAAAATGTAATATTTATCTTCTTTTAGTAGTGGAATTATCTTCTTTGTTCGAGTAGTTTTAAAACATATTGGTAATGATGGATTGTTTTCTTTATAGCCTGGGTAGTTATTGCCAATTGTTCGCTGTATAACAGGGAACTCGTCAATTCCAGATTTAGTGTCACCTTGTTTTCGAACCTTGCCATGACACACTGGACACCTTTTTATTCCATCTATTTCTTCAAGTTGCAACACATGCAAAGGTATCTTATCTTTCATACACCAAAAGTCGGGACAGACTATTACACCATCTGGGTCTTTCAGTTCAATTTTTTTTTCTTGAGGATAATTCATTGGATTAAACTGATCGTCAATGATAGATTGTATTTCTTGTTGCGTGATAATAACAGGTTGAAGTTTTTGGTCAACTTTGCTTGCATAGTCCGATTGTATAGGAAACGTTTCAGGACTGAAGCTTTGTAATCTATTATTGAAATAGTTGTAGATTGGTACATCATTCTTAGTCGTCTTTATTGTAGGAACTGGCTCTTCTTTCTTATCTAACACATCTCCTTCTAGGTAATCAAACATATTTGAAAATTCAGTATCAATAACTTCTGTGTTTACAGTAGAGACTTTGACAGGCGTGATTTCTTGCCTTTTAGGGCATATTCGGGTTACATCTTCATTTTTAGGGTCACTCAGAATATATCTTAATAAATTTGCATATTTCAAGAAACGACCAACCGAATCAACATCACTTATTTCAATAGTTTTGCGATGTATAACAAGAGATGGGAAATTACGAAACTGCCTTGTTAATAACCCTGGGTCTTGCTCCACTTTCTGTTTTATCGTTTCCAATAATATAGCTGTTTCGTCTACTGATAAACGAAGTTCATCTTTGATGTCTTCTGGTGTTATAAATGGATCATCTTTCAGAAAATTCAATAACTTTACATCTCGAGGATTTATTCCATTGTTTGCATTGTCTGAACGCAAAAACTTAAATACTTGTTGCGATTTACGAGATACTTCAAAAATCCCTGCCAAACATCCAATACGCAACGTATCAAAACTATCCAATGAAGTAGAATATTCTATATTCAACTTAACATCCTGTAATATAAATCTGTTTTTGGTAATATCACATTGCTTCACAAATGGAACAACCGAGTCTAATGTTTTCAACCACTTTATCAGATGTTCTTTGGTTTCTTCTTCAGATGTTGTATTTTTTGAATCACGATATGAGGCAATAATTATATCATACGCTGTAATAGTAATTCTGTCAAAATTTTCTCGGTTGTCTCCTTTGTATAACACTAAAGTTGGTATTCTGTCACGATAAGGTTTTGTTTTAGTCCACCAATTATTCCATATCGCCAAATCAAGCATCGGACGTTTTATTTTTTCGTTTACCTTATAGAATTTGTGTCGGGATACTTCAGAGCGTCCTGTAAAGAACGTAATACATGGCGTTTGTTCAGATACAGTCAGTGCATAAAACATTTGTTCAAATCTCGAACGGACTGATTCTCCAAAATCAGTATCAACCAATTCAGCTTTCCAAGCCATTCGCAAAATATGTACTTCTTCTGGCTGCAGAGGATCCAAACTTAACAAATCACTCAAGTGACTCGAATTTCTCTCTAAAGATATAATCTGACTCTCAGATAATCTTTGAGGCGTTGAAGACCTTTTCAAAGGGAAGTATGGACCCTCATAACCTTCCTCAAACTCCTTGACAACAAATCTGGAATTGGTGACACCTGGATAATGACTAACAAACAATACATCATCTTCGGGTATAGGTTGCTGAGCAGACGGTATTATGTTTGCAGTTTGCATATCAAAGGCTTCATAAGGCAAAGCATATGCTTTTGAAACTTCTACACCAAATATACGCAACTCTTCGATAGAAACTCCTGGGTCAAATAAAAGTTGTAAAAAGCTTGGTTTAGCCATCCATTCCGACCTGTTTAGTTTCTTAAATTTAATTCCTTCAATGCCTCTAGACTTACAATATGCATAAAAAGATTCTTTTACTGTGACTTGTCCATTCAAAGATATTCTGTTAAATAACATCTCCCAATTGCGCGAATCACTACTATAATAATCCTTATCAAACTTCAACTGTATCATGATAAACAACCTATCGGGATGAATGTCAAGTGTTCGGCCAATTTGTTGCCTTACAACTCCTATAGTATCATCTTCAAAAAATGATACTTTCAGGGTCTTATCGTTAAATTTTACTGTAGAGGGCAACATCTTATTGTAAACGGCATAAAAAGTTAAAACGGGTTTACAATATACTGGAGTTAAAGAGGCGTATCAGATATAGTCATACCACAATACTTTACAGGATTTTTTGAATAATTTACTGGTTGATAAACTCCTAACTGAATACAGTCCTGAAGAAGTTTTCTCATATTTGTCCAGAATTCAGGAGTATGACCAATACTTGCTGTCATCAAATGAGCCATCTCGTGAATCAGAACAAACATTACCGTATTCTCTTCTATTAACGGATAGGGGGGACTTGTCTTATCACGCAAACAGATAACAATCTTTTCACCCTTATTTTCCGAATACGATGTGCTATCTGCAGTCAAGTCATTCTCCTCCAAAGCATCGGGATCAAATCTGGAAACGAGACGTTGGTATGGTTCATCTAATCTCAAAGATGGGTCTTTACAGTGATCACAAATTTTCATAAGTTTCGAATGAATTCTAGACATTCTCTCTGCAGCATCTTGTTTATCAGGTAAATCTTGAACTTTGTAAGAGCGTCCATCAGACGCTTTTACAAGAGTGTTATTTTTGGGTCCGCTCAGGTATGAATATGCCAAGGCAATTCCAGTTCCTGCTATTGCTACTACTGGTATCATTACAAAAAGCATATATAAAAATTGCTCATGTCTGATCTCAGACCTGAGATGGGTCAAACTCGTGTTCATACAAAAGTTTAAATGAGCCTGGTTGCATCTCGTCTACCCAGTATGAAATTACCTCGCTCCCCCTGGGGTTATATACTACGGGAGCGTTTGAATATATCAGCTGCAGCCACTCCTCTGCTTCTTTACGGCAAGTGTAGGACTGTGGATAGTTATAGACTTTGCGAATGACATAATTGCCATCAGTTAATCTGTCGTACAGCATATAACGTGGCCAAAATACAGACATTTCGGAAAGCAAGTAATATCTAGATATAGAATTTTATAAATTCATTTTTCCACATTCTCTCTCTATCTGATTCATAACCTCTCGGTCAAATTCTGTATCATTATACTTTAATTATCTTTTTTTAGTATATCTTCTCTTTGTCTTACGTCTCCTCTTGCCTCCTGCCTTCCTAAACATCTTTTCTCTCTTTATCTGATTCATAACCTCTTGGTCACGTTCTTCATCAGTAAGTTCTGGAATGCCTCCCATCTCACCCGTATAATGCTGATTCTTTCTGAACAAGGCTTGTTTTATTATAAATTTGTGACTATCTAGAACATGCTTTCTATTGCGGCCTCGTTCTTCATCCACATATTTCCTTGCAAACTCTTCAGCATCTTTTTGGTGTGCTTGACCTTCATCGACGCCTTTACCTTTCATTTATTCAAAAACAGAGAAATGGATTTTTTTTAAACAAAAAAGAGGTGTAACAAATGGCACAGCCAGTCGGTCAAACACCGAACGGGCCTTTTCTTGAAGACAATGTCAATCATGCATTTCTTAAGTCATGGGCGCATAACTATGCTCGCTATATAGTTAAAAGAGCAGCAATAATTGTTGCGGAAGATCCAAACAAACCAAAAAAGGCGAGATTGGATACTACACTTGACAATGAAGAGTACGAGAAGTTCAGAGTATCCCTATTCATAGCCCTGTGGAACCACTACAAAATTAAGGTGAAATAGACCTTCTTTTTACGCCTCTAGACCACGCTTGAAAGGGTTCGTCTCGATAGTGGTATTCAGGAAAGGCCCAACAGTTCCCTGAGGGTTAGGGTCCTCGGAGCGAACGTCCCAAGAAGCATTACGGTTAGTCTGAGATACACCTGCAAGCGCCGTATTCGTGTGGTAACCAGCCTGTAAGAAATTCTGACCCTTCAGATCATTCATGGCGCTGGGATTTACAGCCGCCCAAGATGCACCAATCTCGCCCTTGGGTAGCAGTTCAGATGCCTGTAGAGTGGTCTCGGTATATGTGGACTGACCTGTGGGCTGGCGAGAGCGAAGAGACTCGGTGGGCTGAGCATTGCCCATGCCATCATGATTGCTGGCGCCAAATGGACCCATCTCGCCTAGAGGACCTTGGGTGCCAAGAGAACCCGCAAGTTTATCCATCATGCCCTCACCAGTTAGGCTGCCACGAGCACTATAAGAGTTCATGGCATATAGAACTACAAGACCAAGAGCAGCGATGCCCACTAAGTTTAGGTGCTGGCGCGACATCTTAACCATTTTCTTTATGTTCAAACGAAGACAAAAAACGAATGAAAAAACAACTTTTAGAATTCTTAGGCTCGGCGGATGTTCAACAATTCTTTGAAAAATCAGTTATACAACCCCTTCTCGACAATATTTTTCAATATATATATCCATATTTACTTGGAATTATGGTTTTGTGGGGAATTATGCTTGTTTGCATTGTATTGGTCCTTGTTATCATACTTCGGACTGGGATAAAGTAAATCAACCAATGCTGCTCGATTCATTTTATATACACAAAGAAATCCTCGAGCTTGAGCTTCATCTCTCAATTCGCTAATACGCTTCTTCTCAATAATATACTTGACGGGTAAAGTGTCCATTGAAAGCAAGGTTATAAGTTCAGCTTTTTTCATAACATAATAAAACTTAATGCGCTTCTCTTTTGCCTCTTGTTTTAGTTCTGAATATTCTAAAGCATGGTAGTTCATCTTTTTAAAATACGTATCAAGACAATAAAGGTTTCCGTTTTGATTAATAAGAGATGATATGGTTTTGGATATACATTGTAGGCACATTTGTTGTCATTTCTCTGAACTTAGCAGAAAGCCAAGCTCAGTGGTTTCGCAATAACTGGTCAGAAGTCAGGTGTAATCCAGCATATATGCTCGTACCTGCTTTTGTAGACTTAGAAATAAACGTTAGTAATAACTTCATAAATTGTATCACAAAAAGCTTTCATGATTACGCAGGACTATCAATGGATGGAATAAACTCCCAAATGGGTCTGGTAGGTGATTCTTTGGGAACAATTACAACGTCCTTATCCGATATGCGTGGAATGATGGGAGAAACTCGTGGAGGGTTTGGAATGGTATTCCAAATGGTCTTCGGCAAAATACAGAATCTGATGTCAAGCATGCAATATCTCATGATTCGTATTAGAACACTCATGGGGAGAATTGTAGCAACGTTTGCAGCGATGATTTATGCTGCAAGTGGAGCAATGCAAACTGGCGAGTCCGTATGGAATGGCCCAATTGGTAGAGTAGCAAGGTTATAATAAGTTGCTAATTAATAACATGGTAATATTTTGGTTATATGTCGTCGGAACAATCGTTGCCACATCGTGGATTCATCTACAAGGAAATCTAAAAAAAATACAAGCCGATTGGAGCGCTTATAGATGTAATCCTGCTTATATGCCATTTGCTGGAATAGTAGACCCAGTAACAGGCATTGGCGGAAACTTCCAACACTGCATGAACATGATGGGGAAACCTATCGTTGGTAGCATGGTAGATGCCATTGGTAGCCAGTTCTCTGTAATTGGAGGAATGCTAAATGATATCGCTAATCCCATCGCCATATTTCGCCAAATGATTTCCAATATGCGTAATGTTATTGCTTCTTTTGCCTCATCGACGCTGAGCAAAGCTTCGGGTCCTGTAAGTATATTCGTATTTTACCTTGCCAAAATACGTGACTTAATGAATCGCATGGCGTCAGAAGGTTATCTATTCGCGATGTTTGGTGCAACCATGATTTCTTATATTGAAGGGTTTGTGTCACTTCTCATAGGAATCATCAAAACGTTTGTAATCGCCATGCTTATCATTTCCTTTGTGTTGGCTCTGTTCAACCCAGTAATGTTTGCTTTTGTATTGGCCGTGGCTGCATCATTAACTGCTGCCGGAGCATAAAATCTGAGTATTAAAGAAATAACGATGGTTTCAAAATCAACACTGGCTATAGCATTTTTGGTCGGCGCCTTAATTCTAGGATTTGTAGGAAGCAGGGAAGGATTTATGCAGAAAGATGCAGGCATGCCTCTTGATGGTCCAGCTATGGGTCCCTACGATACTGCCATGGGTGGGTGGATGTCTTCTGAACACATGCCCGTCGGAGGTCTCCCCCAAAACAGCTTTCAAGAGGGCAATAATTTGATGTACTTAGTTGGCAATAAGACATCGCCCAGCTGCTGCCCAGCTGCCTTCACTTCCGATTCTGGTTGTGTATGCCTCTCTGAAACTGATAAAGATTTTATGGCTCACCGTGGTGGAAATAAATAGTTTAGAGTATATTGCCTAATATAAATCAAATGGACCCTAAGAAATCTTTTAAAGCCTTTCGAGATGAACTCCGTTCTACTTTTCCAAGCACAGAGTTTGCTCCCTATACAGATACCGATCCAGCCGCCTTTGAAGAACTTATTACGCCTTCCATTCTGAAGGTAATGCAGAAAGATAAGTCGCTATTTGATTCTGAGTTTGTAGTATTTGGCACAAACCTCTCACCTCTGTTCACATCAAATCCAGATTTGTTCTGGAAGAATATTCAGAAGTGTGCCATGGCTTCCTTCCTCAGCGGAGATATCAAAGAAAAGCTAAACAAGATATCTGATAGTCTAAAGCAGCTTTGGGGAGGTTCTGGCCATTCAACTGATGAGATTGAGAAACTGCTTGGAACAGAAGAATCACGCAATAAGGTATCCGAGATTCTTGAGTTTGTAATGACTACACGCCTGGCCAAGGTAGCAATGAGTTTAGTCGAGTCCATTGATATTACAGAACTTGGAATTGACTTTGAGAACCCCGAAGAGGTAATGAAGACCCTTCAATCTGGTGAAAACAATCCCATCATTGAAAAGGTGATGAAGAAACTGAAGACAACTTTGGAGGATAAGGTTCGTCGGGGTGAATTTACGAAAGAGATGCTCGCGGCTGATATTGAAACGATTAAGGTAAAAATTCAGACGGCCTTCGGCGATATGTTTACGGATATGCTTGGCGGACGCAAGGCAGATGTTGCACCACAAGTGATTCTTGGCAACTCTCCCGAAGCAAGACGTGCTCGAATGGTTGCTCGCCTACAACGCAAACTGTCCGAAAGAAAAGACAGAGTTTAGAATTAAATGGAAAGCTTGTGGATTGATAATCCTGCAGAATTATTCACTAAAGCAAACTGGTACAAGTTTGTGCCTACAGGTTTCATGGACGTCCCAACGGCCATGAATGCAATCGTTCGCTTTACAGTATATATTTCTGTAATCCTTTTTCTCGCCAAAAAGGAAACATATTACTTGCTTGCCATTCCCTTAGTTCTAGTGCTAACTGTTCTTGCAGTAAAACTTTTTCCTCATCCTAGAAATCTTGAATCATTCAAGGATAAAGTAACATCTGCCATGAAAGACTATACATATCCATCAAGCATAAATCCGTTCATGAACCCCTTACTTACAGACATTTTAGACAACCCCAATCGCCCTCAAGCTGCACCCGTAACTTCCAAAGAAGTCAAAAGAAAAATTGAAGAATCCTTTAAGCATACCTCGGACTTGTATATGGATACATCTGATAAGTTTGATTTGGCTCAAGGAATGAGAACATTTCATACAATTCAGTCTGGCCTGATTCCCAACGACCAAGATGGATTCCTGAAGTTCTTGACCAAAGGTATCGATGAACCCAACCACTCAAGCGCCTTTCCTGCAAGAAGAGCCAAAGAAAAGTCTGAAGGCTATGTAGAAGCAATTGGTTCAACGAAGAGTCTTCCGAACTCTACGTCTAAGCCTGAGGGTGTGACGCCTGCGGGAACGGCGAAGTGACCGACCACCGTCCATCTTCTTAAGAGAATCTACAAGGTCCTTTACGGATAACTTTTCACCTTTCATATCTGTCACCTTACCAGATTTAGATATTTTCCGAAAATGAGGAACACCAGTTACTCCAGCATCTTCGGGAATAGCATCGTCCCCAACAGCAATCAATTTCGTATCACCAAATCCATACTCTGCTTTTTTGGAACATAATTCTTTCCATTGAGGCATAGTATCCAGACAGTGGGGACATGTCGTACTATGAAAAAAGATAATGATAGGAACCTCCTTCATCATCTTTTTTACTTTCGGACGGTCTTTCTCTTCTAAAAAATCTTCCATTTACTTTCAACGCGTTAAAAGTTTCGGGGTACGTATATAAAATGGAAGGTGGCCGTCGTCGTACTCGTCGCCGTAGACATCCTAGACGTGGAGGTATGTCCACAGCCGATGAGAATAGATTCTTAGAAAGACAAAGAAACGAACGCAAAAAAGACCTTGACAACGTTGGCGAAAACGCCAGAAAGGCTCCTGTTGTTCATGAAAGCAGTGGCACTGCTACAAAGCAACCCAATATAAATTTATTTCAGCAACGCCAGACTGAATTAGCCAAAGCTGAACATGACGGAAAGGATCCGCCTAAAGCTGGCCGCAGACGCCGTTCTCATAAGCGTAAACATACTCGTCGTAGAAGATAAATGAATAATAATTGGCAAGGATATATTACTGCTTTAGGAGGACAGAAACTACCCGCTTCGAATATTGATGGAGGTATGCCTTTTTCAAACACAGAAGGAGGTCCGCCTACTGGATTTGTGGAGTGGAAACCTAAAAATCCAGACATTCAAAAACGATATGATGCCATGTCTGGTTCTTGGGAAGGGGTTGCAGCTTCAGAAGCAGCAGCAAATACTATTTTTAAACATGATTATGCTCCTGTCAACAAATAATTATTTATACAATTTAGTCATGTTAGAATACCACTTATACATATCTATCTCCGAGTAATTTTTTGAATGTTCACTAAAGATTTGACGCTTCTCATCTGTAAGAATACCTAACTTCTCTTGAATTGTCAAGATACTCTTGATTTCCAAGAGCAAGTTGTTCATAATCTCGTGTGGCTTTGTAAATCTAGTCGGGAACAAGAACTCCTCTCCACGAACAGCTTTCCGGTAATTCACATGCTCTTCATTAAGCAACTTTGAAAGTTTTTTGTTGAAATAATCAGCAATCAACTTATCCATTTTTGGTAGAAGCCCAATAGATTTTAGAATTTCAACTTCATTGTAAAGAATAAAGTTGTAAAAGTTACCGTTCTTATCCAACAAAGGTTCATACTGCGTCATTGGAGTATGGCAGTGGCAGTCCACACCGTATGTAATGTCAAATAACACATGATGCTTAATGTAAGCCTTTGCATCGTCGTTAAACTTTTCATACAACGACTGAAATATAGACACTAACTCCCCTCCATTAAACTTCTGGACAACCAATTTAGTCGAAAACTGAAGTGCTTGACACATCATTTTATATAAGAAGTTATTGTCATTCAAATTTTCTGGCACAATGATTACCTCAATTCTGGAATCTGAACTTAACCAAATATTTGGTTTCTCTTGCCGAAATCCTTTAGATGTAAAATATTTGGATAAGAATCCTTTATCAAATTCTGGTCCAAACTGCTCGTCAAAATGAAGACACCGAATAGTATTGCTTTGAACCTTCCAGATAAAACAAGGCAAAATCTGGTCCATATCTTTGTGAAAATCTTCAAGAACATCTACACGGTTCTTTGAGCCAATGCCAACATATGTATAACTCCGAGGATTGTATTTACAATAACTAACAATATCCATTTTTTAACATTAATCAATTAAATAAAAATGAATTCATTTTCGTGTAAACATATTTATATAAAAAAATGCCCAAGTATTCAAAAAGTCACATCAAAGCAGGTCAGCGACACCGCTCTAGTGAAACAAACAATAACACAATTGAAAAACTTCTTACGGAAGCGACTTCTTTGAAAAACTATGCAGCTCTCAATAAAGAGACCTATATCCCCGACCCCCTGTTAGCTGTTGTGCGCATTTCTGCATGGCCGTCTATCGAGTGGTATACGGTTGTTCTTCCAAACGGAACACCAATTCAGGCTAAAGGAATAGATAAATCTATTGCATACATTGTTTCGCAGATATGTAAGCAATGTACGCAGACGCAGGCAGAGTCTAATACATGGCCAGTTGTTATCGTCTCCTTGCCTGAACCTAGAGCCAAAAGCCAAACAGGAGAAATTCTCGCCGTTCTTGATGATACCGCCATAACTAAATTTGCAGAACTTGGATTCAAACTTCCACTAAGTTCAAGCCAAAATGATGCTGGCTTCGTCTTTTCAAGCGAGCCAGAAGTTGCAGACGTTAATCTTGACACGCTCTAAACAAGTGCACATGCACTACTTTTTAATAAACTCGCTGTTGTCGGTATTATCACCTCCCGTAGACACATCAATAGCATTATCAGATGGTAAAGGAAGCAACGAGCCTCCTCTTTTAGGAAGACGACGACGAGTTCGACGACGAGTTCGACGACGAGTTCGACGACGAGTCTTACGATACTTTCTTGTTTTCTTTGCCATTTGATTAATAAGAAGAAATGTTTAATAAACAAATTATAGATGCATTACCATACGTATTGGCGTTTTTAGCAATATTATACCTTGCGTCTCCTCACGTATATGAATGCTACCAAGCATATGCTCGTCCGTGGGAAACAAACGAGAATAAGGTAACTGAAAAAACAGTAGAAGATGAAAAAATAGAACACATGACAAATGCAGATGTAGCAAAAAAACTAGACTTCCATGCCGACAAAGACAACCAAGTATGGCATATGTTCTCAGAAACAGAAGTCAAACCCAAGTCTATCTTGCCTGGTGTTCCTAAACCTTCAGCATCTAAAACTATCTTGCCTGGTGTCACAACGCCTTCAAGTTCCAAGTCTATCTTGCCTGGTGTCACAACGCCTGGACCTGCAATTGAAAAGCCTCCTGAAACTTTAATGGAAACAAAAGAAGAACGAGCAAATGTTAGAATAATGGATAAAGAGGTTCAGAAACCGCTGATGTCTTCTCGTCCACCACCACCTCCCAAAAAGTCAGAACCGCCTCCTAAAGCTCCTCTATCTCGACCAACTACCCACCATCCAGCCAAACAACCACTAGAAGGTAAGGAAATTTGGGGGCCACTTGCTCCTGAATTAGATCCTAACCAACCGCGTCCTTCTGATTCTGGAAATGGTAAGCACGGTTCTGGAGTATATCCCCACATATACGGTCCAGATACAATAGAAGGACCAGGAAGCAAAGATAAAGACAACAACAACAATATAGATATCCCAGACTATGACTATGTTCCCGCTGCAGAATTCCCTGCTGGCCCGCTACATCCTTCCCCATACCTTAACGACTTCTCCAAGATTCTAAAAACGTAAAATATCTAAACAACAAATGAGAAGATATAGAAAACACAATATGTTCGGACTAAATAATTTTGCAGGAAGTTGCTGGGTAAATGCTTGTCTACAAGGTATATTTCGAATCCCAGAAGTAATCGATAGATATACCCGAGAAATATATGACAAAGAAAATGTTGTCGATGAAAGCTTAAGTAAAATCTGGAATTCAAAAGGACAATTAGGCCTAAAGGAATTCTTCCTTGCTGCAAGAACAGCCACAATGCCTGCAGGACAAGGCATTGGAGATAGTAATGAACTCCTCCTTCATCTATGTGATAAACTCCCATTTCTTGATAAACTTTGCCGCTTCAAAATAGCCGAACAAATTAAATGCTCATGCGGTTTTATGCAACTGAAAGAAGACTCATGCGTAGAGTTTGATTTGTTTCCAGATAGTCGCAACACACCAATCACAGATTGTATCGGAAATTCTGTTAAACCTGCCACACTTGAAGGGTGGAAATGTGATAAATGTTCTGAAACTGGTAAAGCAACCAAACAACTTCTTATTGCAACATTCCCCAAAGTAATGGTTTATCAGATTATATCACAAAATACATCCATTCAATACTCAAGTGTGCTTATAGTGAACTCTAACAAATACTATTTGCTCAGCGTAATTGCTCATACAGGAGGCCATTGGTTCACATATGCAAGAGAGATGCCACCTGGAAAACCTTGGTTCACGCTTGATGATACACGAGTCAGGCAACATAATGAACGCGAATTTCCAATGAGCCAAGTAACAAAAGTTCTTATTTATTATCGACTTGAAGAGTAAATGGAACCCTTATCTTATCCAGTAATATTGGCTGGTTCTGCTGTAGTTCTAGTATTGCTTTCAATCATCGTTGGGCTTACATCTGGCTCATGGACAGCCACCATCGTTGTTCTAGGTATTGCTGCAGCAATTGGATATGTTCTCACAAATTTCGGAACAGCAACAGTTAATTACCATGAAAATAAGATAAATGTCGATATAGATCCCATCCCAAATCCTAACGATTCCTACAAAACCAAAGGAACACAAATCAAAGAAGTTTTTCATATCTCTCAAAATTCATATACGTATGATGAAGCCTCTGCTGTTTGTGCTGCTTATGGAGCCGAACTTGCTTCTTTTGATCAAATCACCGAAGCACAAGTTCAAGGTGCAGAATGGTGTGGTTATGGCTGGTCAGCTGCAGGCATGGCTCTATACCCAACACAACAAGCCACATGGGAGGCTCTTCAGCATGAACCAGAAGAAAAGAAAAGAACTGCATGCGGACACCCAGGTGTAAATGGTGGCTATTTTGACCCAAGACTCAAGTTCGGTGTCAACTGCTACGGACGTAAACCCCCCAACTTCCCTCAAACCAGACTTCCTCAACCTCTACCTGGAACAGACCAAGAAACATTCGATAAAATGGTTGACAAGTTCAAGAAAATGCTCACACGTATGAAACTGTCACCGTTTAATCGCGACATGTGGTCCTGGGCAAAGTAAAAAATCATCAATAAACAAATGAACTATTCATTAGATACTCCTATCAAAAAAGGTATATATGTCCCCGAAGCCCCCAAATATATCCAACACCAACCCCACTCAAGTAACCAAACTCAAGACCATCGTGTATTTCAATGGCTTCAACACAAACCTCAAAATCATGCTATTTTTTCACAACCAGCAAAGTCGGGAAGAGATAAGAAGTAAAGTATCATAGCAAATACAAAGATGGCAGAAATAGCATTGGTTCTGGCATTAGGTGCCCTTGGATTTTCACTTGCCAATAACGACCCCTACAAAGAAGACTTCAGTGTCCAACCTCGTCCTACTGAACAACATACGGACGAGGTTATTCATTCACAAGTTACCAAAGGTCATAATAATGAAGTCCCGTTCTTTGGCCCCCGCGTAACCCAGGCAATGTATTCAGGTGGCACAGACCATATTCTCGACCACAAAACAGGAGCAGGCAAAGAATATTTCCAAAAACGAGAAACATTATCCATGTTTGACATCAAAACAGGTACTGGAAATCCATTCGGTCAACAAGTAGAGACTGATTTTGAACAATCTCGTATGGTTACAGGTATGCAAGTCAGAAACGTATTCCCAATCGATCAACTTCGTGTAGCTCCTGGTTCTAATGCCGGTTATACAAACTTAGGTGATGGCGGGTTTCAGCAAGACCAACTTCGTGAATGGGCTCTACCTCCTACAACCGATGAATTACGTGTAGTTTCCAAACCCAAACTTACATTCTCTGCAGATCCAGTTCCAGGTGTAAACAAGATTACTTTGCCTGGTATCCAAGCACAGGTAAACAAGAACAAACCAGACAAGTTCGCGGTTTTGGGTATGGACAGAGCAAATACGGCTGTTGGTGCTCAAACGGCTCCTGCAATATATCCTGAACAACCCATGAAAACACAGGCACGTGAGACTACAGGTGTTGAATATTTTGGTTCTGGCGGTGGGCAAGAAGGTCATTGGGCATCATACATACGTGCATTTACAGAACCCTTTCAGGAATTCATGAAGTTAACTGCTGAAGGAAGACCGGGTCCAGCAGGTTCTCAAGGCACAGGAACAGTCCTTGGTGCTGACCAGTATTCCATTCAGACCAAGAAAGATGAGTCGGTTCTTTCAGACACTTTCAGATTTATGGTTCCTAAGTCAGCCACAACTCCTGATGGACAACATCTTGGGTCTTACAGATACAATGAACCCCTAAAGCAAGATATTCTCGTTGAACGTAATCATCCTTCCACAATAGATGCATTTAAGCAGAACCCGTATACACAATCATTGAACTCCATCTAATAAATGGATATCATCCGTGAACAATTAATGTACAAATCCAATACTCTTCACGTGTGTATGAATACACTATCACGTCAGGAGCAATATGAATTTTTAAGGCTTCTTATGGCTACTCGAAAAGAAGGAGTTACCTTTTGCTATGATAATTCTAATCAATATGTTACATGTATCCTTGAAAAAATAGGACTTGAGAGGATTAAATGCGCGCAAAAGTAGCTAGAGGAAGTCCAGCAGCTGGCGGTGGACGAAGTGCTGTTTGATTATCAGGATTACGCACAAATGTCAGAAAAGCAGCAGTAAATTCCGGCACTGGTCTAGCAAATGTTGCCTGGACTGCTGGGTTAGCCATTGCGTTATTAACTAAATGAGTAATGAGTCTATTACTCCAAGGGGGGAGGGCAGGGGCTATGATAAAACCTTTCATAGCAGCAGTAATTCTGCCTTGTTCAGCTCTTATTTGAGGAGGAACTCCTGCAGGTGCTCCTGGTGCTGCTCCTGCAGGTGCTGCTGCTGCTCGTGCTCCTGGTGCTGCTCCTGCAGGTGCTCCTGGTGCTGCTGCTCGTGCTGCTCGTGCAGGAGCAGCTGCTTGATATGTACCATCCAAAAATGGCTTTAATTTGGTGCTATAAGCAGTCCAAGTCATTGCGTAAGGATTTGTTATGTCACCAGGATCAAATACATAAGGAGCAACAGGGGCAGCACGAGCAGCACGAGCAAGAGCAGCAGCAAGAGCATCAGCAGCAAGAGCAGCAGCATTAGCAGCACCAGCAGCATCACGAGCAGCAGCACGAGCAGCAGCAGCAGCAGCAGCAGCATCAGCAGCAGCAGCACCAGCAGCAGCACCAGCAGCAGCATCAGCAGCAGCAGCAGCATCAGCAGCAGCAGCAGCAGCATCAACAAGAGCAGTAGCAGCATCAGGAATAGAAAGAGGAGCAGCACCAGCAGCACGAGCAGCAGCAGCAGCATCACGAGCAGCAGCAGCAATAGCTGCACGAGCAGCACGAGCAGCAGCACCAGCAACAGCAGCATCAGCACCAGCAGCACGAGCAGCAGCAGCAGCAGCATGAGAAGAATTAGCACCAGCAGACTCAAATAATATATTAGCAAGAGCACGAGCAGCAGCAGCATCAGCAGCAGCAGCAGCAGCAGCAGCACGAGCAGCAGCAGCAGCAGCAACAAGAGCATCAGCAGCAGGAGCAAGAGCAGCAGGAGCATGTGCTACAAAACGATATACTGGTGCTGCCATTATACTTGATTAATACTTAAAAATCGATATCTTCTGCGCCATTACCTCTATGATGCGAAACTACATCATAAATTACTGCTTGAACTGGACCACTTAGTGTAGATGTGAAAGTGAATGAATCGGCATTCAATAGTAACTGACTATATACTGGAACCTTTGCTGCACCACCGACAGGATTATCAGAAAACATCACAAACACCCACGTATCTCTGTCAGGCGCTGCTCCTGCCACCCATTTTACTGTTAAAAGTTCATCATATCTAGCATCTCTCCCAGCCGCTCCTCCAACAATCTCACCAGCCCCTCCACTTATACTAACAATTGTAGGAACACTGTTTTTCAAAGCATCCAAACTCGCTTGTATTGCATTGCGTTGTACATTTGCTGCCGCTTCTGCTGCCTGTGCCGCAGTTGCTTCTAGTGCTCGTGCCGCAGCATCTGATACTGCTGCTGCCCGTGCCGCTTCTGCTGCTGCTGCTGCGTCCTGTGCTGCTTTCTTTTCTCCTTCAGATTTGTCCTTATCGGCCAGTGCTGCTGCTGCTGCTCGTGCTGCTTCTGCTGCTGCTGCATCTGCATCCGTTACTCTACGATTTGCTGCCGCCGCTGCATCCGCTGATGCCCCTTGCGCTGCTACAGCATCTCTTGCTGCCTTATCGGCCGCTCCCGCCGCCGCCTCCGCCGCCGCTAATCTCTCCCGAAGCCCTTTCCCGTCACGTGTTACTGCATCTAATTTTGCTGCTTCGGCGGCTGCTGCTGCTCCTGCTGCTGCTGCTGCTGCTTCCTTTTCCTGAGCCTCCTTTGCTGTTGCCGCTTGAGATGCCGTTAACTGTCCGGTCAACTCTTCTATCCGTCTTCTCAATGCTGTTAACTGATCTTGTAACTCTTTGATTTGCTTCTGTTGGGCAGCAGTCAGCCTGCCACTTTCACCTTGTATTGTATCTAAACTTCCTTGCAGGGCTATTGCCTCGGCTCGATAGCGCCGATTTGTCTCGGCGAGTTGTTCTGCATGGGCAGCATTGAGTGTTCTAATTTGTTCGTCCTTTGCTGCAATATCTGCTAAACTAGAATCTCTAAGTCCTTCTAATTGGCCACGAAGAGTATCTAGAGTGGCGTCCTTATTCGCTCCTGCAGCAGCGAGGAAACGATTTGCGGCTGTTAGTGTGTCATTTAATGCTGATTTATCTGCTAGTTCTCCGAGTTTCTGTGCTAGTTCTGCTCGAATTTGCTCAAGTTTTGCTTCAACGTCACCCTTTTCCCCACTTAATGCTGCTGTAGCCGCTTCTGCTGCTACTAGTTCTGCCCGTTTCCCCTCTATATCTAGACGTAATCCAGCAAGTTGCCCTTGAAGTGCCTCATTTTCTGCAGCCATTCTTACAGCCTCCTCTGCTAATCTTCCCTTAAGAGCGGCAATCTCCGCTCTAGCATCAGCAAGCATCTTACTACAGTTGGATATACTCGTTGGCTGTCCTTCTCCTGCAGCAGGTGCATTCATAGGCCAAACTGGCGTTCCGACAGGAGCAGCGGTAGCAGGAGCAGGAGCAGGAGCAGCGGAAGCAGGGGCGGCAGGGGGTAATTTATCATATTCTGAAGTCATCAGTTCAACATTCTCCTTGATTAATTCTATGGTAGGCGTGGTAGCCCCATCCAACTTCCCCTTCAAAATATTCAGAGTAACTTTAAAATCAATATCTGCACCTACAGGGCTTAAAAATCTAGGCGTCCGCAAGAGCGCGTCGACTTTGGGCTTAAGTTCTGCAACGGTATACTTCACTCCGCCACGTTGTTTGTGTTTCTTGGAACGACGATTGCGATTCTTCCAAGTCTTCATACTTATCTATTATTTGTAGAATTTTCGCCTTGTATATCTTACTGGCTTCGAACGTAACCATGCATTATTCGTTCTACGACGGCCTCCACCTAGTGCTGCTGCTAGTGGTGCTAATGCTGCTGCTCGTAATGCTCGTGCGCTTGTTTCTTGTGCTCGTGCTTCTGCTCGTGCTCTTGTTTCTTGTGCTCGTGCTTCTGCTCGTGCTGCTGTTCCCAAAAAAGTGTTGGATGCGGCCGTTACTACTGCACTAGCAGCATTATATACTGGAACTCCGAGATTATCGTGTAATGGAACTCCGAGATTATCGTGTAATGGAACTGCGACATTAGCGTGTAATGGAACTGCGACATTAGCGTGTAATGGAACTGCGACATTAGCGTGTAATGGAACTGCGACATTAGTGTGTGTCCATGTTTTCGCTGACGTCAATTTGTCACTAGCAGAATTTAAGAATTGTTGCCTACTTGCTGCTGCCGCCACCGATTTGTCTGCTTTCTCTTTCTCAACACTCGGTCCAACCTCCATTTTAACACCGTCTATAGCACCACCAAATGGTGCTTGGCGAACTCTTAAACCAAGTGCTGGATTTCCTGTAGCAACAGGCTGGGCTCTGTCAAATGGATCATTCGTCATAGCAATTGGATAATAAAATCCATCCGATGTTTCATATATGTTATACATATTAACTCCTGGTCTTGTATCCAAACTTTGGTCAGCAACTCCTCTGCCATCAACCAGCTTATAAAATGTAAAGTTCATATCAAATTCATCAGCAATCTTCTTCCAAAAATCCTTATCGTCTGCCTCAATACCATATTCTTTCTTCAATAAGTCTGTAGCAAGCTCAGTATATTTCTTTCGGATGTCTGCTTCCCGCTTTCCTTTGTAGATAGCCGATTCATCATACCCAACAGACCTAAAATAACCCGAATGAAGAGTCAAAAAGGTCTGAACTGCATTTGCCTTCTTATCCTTTTTGCTTACCTCCATAAGTCTCCAAAGGTCTATGCCAGGAGGAGGGGCACCAGGAGGAGGGGCACCAGGAGGAGGAGGTCTGTTAAACCCACGAGTTGCCAATGTAGTAAAAGGTCTTGATTTATCTTGTAGTTCACCCCTATCATCAATGATACGTTTAGTTTTTAGGAACTCTACAAAATCAGTTAAGGGATTGCGCTCTTCCTTTGTGGGCTCCGTAAGTCCCTTTAATGCTGCAACAATGCTCAAAATTCTACTAGTCTGTTCGGTTCCTTGTCCAACATTTCCATCCAATTCACATGCTTTCCTGACGTCATCAATAGGTAACAGCGTTTCTATTAATGGGACCGGTCTTTCACCAGTAGGGGTCAACTTATAGCCCTTCAGATAAACACCTGAAATAAACGGAATTGCAAGAGCAGCAGGAGGAGGCGCAGGGGCAGCACGCAACCCTTGAGCACGGTCTTGGTTTGTTATTGCCCCAGCAGGAGGCAGAGGCATAAGTACACTTAGTGGTCGAGTAGTAAGACTATCCAAATTAGAAAGGTTAATTCTTGCTAAATCAGCAGGGGCAGTAGTTCCGAAGTAGGAAGCACGTCCATTAGGATTCTGACGCCCAAGTTGTTCTGCTTGTTTGACATATTCTTCCAGTGCCGCCCTCTTTAGAAATTCTAGCCTATCTGGATCGGCAGGATTAATATCTGCAGCATGAATTTGTGCTTCTCTGAAGTTAGTTATAGATGCGAATCCAATATCACTCAAAAAAGCTTCTTTTACTTCATCATCAGACCCTCCCAAAACTTCCGTCAAAATATCTTTATCCTTGTATTTTCCAGATTTGAACATCTTGAACGTTTCATCCTTCAAAGTCAACTCACATTTGCCTTGGGGAGGAACTTGTGCAGGCAACGGAAAGAGTTCCTCAAATTTCCCTTGGAGTTCCAACAGGTCTTTGCCTTTTTTGGAACCTTGTCCTACCTCTGACAAAGCTTGAGCAATAAGACTCTTAACCTTTTTGATTGAATACAACTGCTTATCAACAAATGCATTTGTTTTGTCGCGAAGAGCCGAATATAGTTTTTGTTTAGGATTGTTGACATCGTAACCAACAAATCTACCAGGAAATGCTCTGACTGAATTAGCGGCTGGTTCAAGCAAACGATAAGAGAAGTTTTTGGTTAGGTCTTTAGTTAGTTCGCTAAATGGAGTTCTAATAAATTTAAGCGTTCTTTCAGGGCCGCCAGTTTTTAGGCTTCCTGCTAACTTTTGTAATCTATCCAATAGGGTTGGTAGATTATCGGCAAGGTCTCTTGGTGACAGTTTTGAAACCTTATAGTAGAACTCAGCAGCACCTTGGAGTTGTGAATTCTTTACAGCATCTTTTAAGTTCTTTACGGCTTTTGGATAGCCTTGTATCCTGCGTATGTCATTATCTGCGGCGCCCGCATCCACATCTCCTCCCCAACGCCATTCATTTACAGCAGCAGCAGAAATGTCTTCCTTAGCAGACCCATCATCATTTACAGCATTAGCCTGTGTTGTTAGTTGCTCTATATCGCTTGCAAACGCATTAAACTCAGATAGAACACTTCCAACAGTCTGGTCAGGAGCCTTAACGGTTGTCAAAGCAATACGAGCCCTTTCTTCGCGGACTTTAGCATCTTTCCATGCTTGTGTGAGTTGCTCTTTGAGGACACCAAACTTTTGCTCTCGATTTGAATCGACACCTTCTAGGGGATTCCAAGTTTCTGTAAGAAAAATGCGAAGATTATCTTCAGCAGCCTTTCTTGCTTTTATGGCTTGGGCATATGTCTGAAGGCGTAGTTGCCAATCAGGCAATAATGATAGTTTTGGTTCTTTGAGAACTTGGGCTTGTAATTTCAAAAGAACTTCCTTTCGTTTCTCCCCAATCTCTCGAAGTGTTTGTTTGAGTTCAACTCTTTTCTTTAAGAGTGAATCATACTCTGCTTTGTATACCGCCTTCTCTTGTTCAGCATAGGATACGTCGTCTTCTGCTTTAGCCTTGTTTCCAACTGATTTGGCATAGTTCTCTCTATACTCATCTAATGCTGCTGCGCTTTCTTGTTGTCCAGAATTTCCAGCAGCCAATTCATCTCTTGCTGCTTGTTTATCAGCATCCGACTTATCTTTATTCTTTATGATATCATCTAGCTGTCTTCTACGTTCTCTTGTTAGGTCTTTGACTTCCAACTTCTTTTTGTAAAAATTAGAATCAGCAACTGCCTTTTCCTTCTGTGATAGAATTGTTGCATAACTTTGTAGACGAGCTTGATATTCTTTTTTCTTTCTCTCTACTCTTTGTTCAATTACAAATATGTCAAGAGTTGCTTGTTGGTATTGCCTTTCGATTAGAATGAGTTGCTGTTCCAATTCTTTGGGATTATATTGAATTCCTAGGATGGATGTTAAAGCAGATGTAATACCTGCAGGAGGAGCATCTGCTGGAGATGAGGCAGAAATTATACCCCAAGGAGGACGACCAATGCCGCCACCTGCCATATCAGCAACCTTTTCGGGTTCTTCTAGGGGAAGAGAAGGTGCAGTTGCTCCTTCAGGTGGAGGAGTCTCAACAGCGGTTTCCGTAGGAGGCGTAGGGGTCTCGACAGGAGGTTCTGTAGGAGGCGTATGACTCTCGGGAATGGGTTCGGGTGAAGGCATGGGAGTTGTGTTTGGTTCAGATGATGCTACGGCTGAATAGGCTGCTGCTGCCCCCAATGCTGCTACGGTAGCAGCAAGCATGTTAACTTCTTATATAGAACAAGAGATGTTTCATTTAGTTGAAGATACTTATTCGCGTGTGGAAGGAAATTTGATTAAGTCGGGTCAGATACGAGATTCATGGTATTCGATGATATTTAATATTGTTGTGTTGGTTGTTGTGTTGGGTTTCTTTGTGTTGTTTTTGTATTCAAATCATGGGGTTGAGAAGGAAAAGGAAAATATAGAATTTAAACCGCAACCTTGGTTAAATGCAGTCCGCAATGTCCCAGGAACAGACTATGGCCAAGTTCCTCAAACTGAAATTAGAGGTGGTATATCGGGGATTGTCCATCGAGGAAGCGAGGCAACGTTTTGATGAAATCAAGCAGGAACCAACTCCTGTGGTAAAACAAACACGTAAACTAAAGAAATGAGGAGTGCAGCTGCCTACATTTCTAAGATAAAACGAGAGGTCTTAGGAAAGACATACAAAGTACAAGATACGAATCATCGTTTATTTACTACAACTCTTTATAGAGGAGCAGTAGGTTGTGGGCCTGTTGACTATACCCAACTAATTTATGTTGAGCCTTGCTTATGTGATTACATTGGTCCAGCTAAAAGGAGACCGATCGTATCTCCTCCTCCAAAGCCGTGTCGAGATACTATAGATGGAGGAATACCATTTGCTTCAGGTGTAGCAGTAATAGATGGAGGCAATGCATTTACACCAGGCACTCAAATTATTGACGGAGGTAAGCCATTTGTATGTGTTAGAATTTTTGATGGTGGGCAGTCGAGAAGTTCTGGAATATATATTGTTGATGGGGGGAGTTCGCTATCTTCTGGTACTTTTTTGGTTGACGGGGGTAACACACAAGCAATATGCACACGTATTGTCGAAGGAGGTACATCTAATTCTTCTGGAATTTTAACTCTAGATGGGGGGAACTATGCAGCCTCGGGAGAGTATACTCAAGATGGCGGAACAGTTTTATCTGGGATATTTATAGTTGGTTCAATACAGCGTTTAAAAATTGGGGATTACGAAGTAAAGCGTTGCATATAATATAATGGAAATGTTACATTGTGGACTTGCTGGTGTTCTTACGGGTTTCTTTGTTGTTTCTATTTTCAAACCTCCGAAGCGTCTTGTTCCTACAATCCCAACACCAAATGATTCAGGCTCGTTTGTGACAAAGGCTGGATGTGTAAAAATTAAATCAGAACCTGTTCCTTGTTCGGCATCATCTGTTTCTCTGAATGTATTAATAGGAAAATGATAGATGTTCTTCTAAAAAAGAAGGAAACTTTAGGATTTTTTTCATTCATTATTGGATTTGGTTTGGTTGTTATGCTTCTTCATCGACCGATTCATACGGAACGAGTTCTAGCAATAACATCAAGCGAGCTCGATGACAAAGAAGTGAAGGCTGATGGGAAATGCTACAAATATCGCGTGGAGGATGCTTCGTGTGATTTCCCCTCCTCTAAATAAACATGGAGGGTACTACAGATTTGTCTGAGCTCTTAGGCGGTCAGCCTGTTCAGTCTCCTGCATATCAGCCGATGGTTACTGGCGGAGGTGACCCATTTTCTACTCCTCTGAATACTACGCCCCCGAAACAGTCGGCCCCTGACTATTCGCATCAGTTCTCTATGCTTCGTAATTCTGTTCGTGGAATCCTGAGCTACTTAGCCTTCTTTTTGTCTGCCTCTGTAATGTCTTTGGCGTTTTCTCGTGAACTTGCTTTGCGTTATATCCCACACGCTTACAAGGACGGAGGCATAGTATCTTATACTGGAGCAGCAGCATTGGGCGGAGTGTCTGTCGTCCTGGCGTATGTAATTAACACAGTATTCCGCTCATTAATATAATGGATTCAGAAACACGTCGTTCTCTGCGTTATAGTTCCCAAGGATATCAAAAAGACCCTCCAGCTCTGTTTCACCCAAATATCTTGGTTGGAGCTGGTGAAATGTTAACTCCTGCTTTTGTTAAAAAATATGAGATAACACACGTAATAAATTGCGCTGAAGATTCGGATTCTCCTACTTGGTGGAGAAATTCTCATCCTGGCAAATACTATCACATAGAAGCTCAGGATTCTCTTCATGCAGATATTTTGAAATGGTATCCAGAATTCAAAGCAATATTGAAGTTATATTTACAAGATCCTTCTTCAATGACTGTTTTTGTTCATTGTCAGTGTGGGATTAATCGAAGCGCTTTCCTGTCACTAATGTACGTATGTGACGTATTTAAGTTTCCATTGAAGTCTACAGAGTTGGCTGTAGTTAAGCAGCGACCTTGTATGATGACAAACACATCATTTCGTAAACAAGTTTTCGAAGCATTAAATAATGGCCAATCTTGACCAAAATACTATTTGGAGTCATGTTAGCAATGCTCCAGCCAAAGCATCTGAATCCGTGATGGGGCCATCATATAGTTATACAGATAACATCCAAGGTCCTGCACAGTTGGGTGTTGGTAATCGAGGAACTATGGGGCAACTTGCTACAAATACATCGGCAATTGCTGGATACGTTAAGACAATGGTTTCAGGTCCTGCTTTGGGTAATCAATTTTTTGTAAATACGGGTGGTTCGTGTAAAGCGCCTGACGATTCTATTCAACCGAGATATAATTACATCAATAACATTGCAAGTGGTGATGCCATTCTGCCTGCTTCAATGCGGCAAGGTTTGGGAGGAATAGCCTCTAATTTTAATGGTCTAATTCCTGGTATCATTGAAGATACAGAACAACTAAATCCTGTTTATCTGTTTAGTTCATTGGCAGCAGACTCGACACCTTCATGCGAATGCTATACATGTCCTACAAGTGGAGGTGACCAATCCAGATTTTTAACAGTAGATTTATCTCCCGACTTTTCTACGTCTAAGTGCATCAAAGTAGATCCGTCAAAATGTATCCAGACAAGGGAAGGATTTGACGATGGTATGGGATATGCTTTTGGTTCTATTGCTGTTGGAGTATTAGCTATTGCCATGATTTTTTACGTGTCAAGCAAATAGAATTTAATGGCAAAAAATTAGACTATACACAAATGACAGAAAGCATGTTTAGAATAAAGAAGAGTCGAGATACAAAACAGGAAGTTTTGTTGGGAGGAACATTAGATTCTGTTCACCAAAATATCGTTTCTTCTTTGAATGAATCACAAGCAAACCAAACATTATTGGTTGACCAAATTGCCAAACTAGATATTGAAATTAATGAACTTGAATCTAGAAACGATGTGTTTGTTTTAGCACAAAAGCATGATAAGCTACGAAGTCTTCAATCTGAATTAAAAGAACAAAATCAATTAGAGTCTTACTTTGTGAAAAATGCAGACCTAATGTTACAGTATTATGGTCATTCCGAATCAAGTTCTGCTTTATCATCAAAGCCCGTTGACAATAATACATTTATGAAATACTTGGCCCCAAATATTTCAAATGATTCAGGACCATCTCGTAAGCAAATGTTTGATGAGTATGTTTCACGAATGAAGTTAGGAGCTGTTACTGAAACAAATGTTGATACTGAACATTGTAATAGATGTAATGTTGCTCGTGATGAAATAGCATCCGAAGGCATACTAGCATGTCCTATGTGTGGATCTGAAGAATATATGATGGTTGTAAGCGATTTCCCGAGTTTCAGAGACCCTCCCAAAGAACGCAATAATTATGCATATAAAAAGATTAATCATCTGAATGAAATCCTAAACCAATTTCAAGCAAAGGAGAGTACCATTATTCCCGATGAAATAATGAATGAAGTCGTATGTGAAATCAAAAAACGGCGCATACAAAACATTGCTGAACTATGTGAGAAAGACATACGAGAGATTTTAAAGAAGTTAAATAGAAGTAAGTATTACGAACATGCCGCCCATATCGTATCAAGACTTAATGGAAATCCACCTCCAACCATTACACCAGAAATCGAAGAAAAAATCAGAGCAATGTTTCAAGATATCCAAGCCCCTTTCCTTTTATATTGTCCAAATGACCGAACAAACTTCCTATCATATTCATACATTCTTTACAAGTTTTTTGAGTTGCTTGAGTTGGATGAGTACAAAGTTTACTTCCCACTCCTCAAATCCCGTGATAGACTAATAGCCCACGACCAAATCTGGAAAAAAATTTGTGATTACCTAAAATGGGAATTTATTAGGTCTGCTTAAAAAATCCCTCAAGGGGGATTAGTCGTCTTCCTCCACATTGTCCTCCTCGGTCGATGGGTCAATAAAGTCTGGGACATCCTCTTCGCTGTCAGGATCATCCGACTTCTTCTCCTCCTCGTTAGCGAGAATCTGATCGGAAGATGGCGGGCTGGCATAGAAGTTGTTTCCAAGAAACCCGTGAGGAACAGAGTAACGAGTGCCCTTCACATTGGAAAGGAATACGTATACTAATCGCTCTTCATCGGAGTCTATAGGCTTGTGTTTGTTAACCACCTTAACCATCAGCCCTTCTGGACCGTAAAGTTCAGCGCCGATGGCTATCTCGTTGTATGTGAGAGGCGTAGCCATATTGGAAGTTTTTTAAGTCCATCTCATATGAAAAACATTCCGTTTTTACATTTCTTCGTAGTTGTTGTGAGTTGGTTGGATGCACCTAATTAGTTTTACAAAGACGTAAGTGACTACTGAAATAATACTTCCAAATATGAAATATGCAAAATAGAATATTCCTTCCATGTTTTCGATTATAAAAAAAAGTTTTTGAAATCCGTTTTTTAATTGGACTGTGATTTACTAGAACACGAGAGTATGCAGCACATTGTAGTAAAACATAATATGCCAAGGACTGCTCCTACTATTTGGCCAGGGTTTGCTTGGCTGTCTCCTTCTGGGAAGAATGAAGTGTTCATTTGTGTGTTGGAATTATGGTTATAAAATTACAATCCGTTTATATAGAATTATACCATTGGATAAGTATATCTTCTTCTTCTGTTGTGAGACGCCAATCTGACTCTTCTTCTATATTCTTTCTTTTTTGTATAGACAACTCAAAGTCTGGTTTTCCATTCCATCCAGGTATGACAATTGTAGTATGCATGTAGTATGAATATTCTACTGGATAAAAGTAGACATCGAACTGTTTAATCACGTTTGTAGATATCTTTCTGTAAAATATGATTCGTCCTTTGAATTTTGATAGGTCTCTGAATATGGGACATTGTGAATCAATTGTCCAGTTATCCATCGCTTGAATGGGATATATTTCCTTTGCTTCTACTCCTGAGTCTTTCATCATTTGTTGAAGTCTTGGGAATGCATCTATGTAAGAAGTCATAATATTGACAGGTTAGTCTTAAATAAAAAATAATCTGTTTTCACAGATTAGATTCGGTAACTCTTGCCAATAGGTTTGGCATAGATGTCTGTGTGAATCCATGCTGTTTTTACACCTAATGCTTGTTGTTCAAATTTTGTCAGACGAATGGCTCCAGTCTTGAGCGTTCTGTTCTCGCGGCTGGTTTTTCGGGAATGGCAAGGGATGCATAGTGCCCAGAGGTTGTCTGGTTCATTGCTTCCGCCACACCAAAGAGGCATTTTATGGTCGATGTGGAATCCGCGCGGATGTAAGAAACATCCACACTTTCCACAACAACCGCCGTGTTTCTTGCGAATAGCAAGACGAACTTTTGTAGTAAGACATTTTCTCTTCATCTGACAGAACTCGTGTATACGAACTCTGTAAGGTGTTTTTTGTTTGCTGAATATAGTGTGGCAAATCCATTTTTACAGACCATATATATCAGTAGGCAGCTTGCAGTCCAAACCATTCTTGGCAGGAACAGAACCCTTAGCGCATGTTGTATGGTGACTATCAGGCATATATCCGTCGGCTTTTCCAGCCGTAAATTTCAGTGAAGTTCCTGAGAGTTTACCACTAAACATGTAAAGCAATACTAATCCAGCCACAACATATAATACCGTCTTCTCTTGTTTTTTCATTTATTTAATAAGGCGAATTTAAAGGGATATACTTTTCATCGTTTTGTGTAGAAGTACGTGGACAACGATGAATAATAATGACCTTACTACTTTGGAAGATAAAGGACCGAGAGCTGGAACCTCAAACTCGAAGGCTACCATATAGAATGTTAGAGCGGTTAAACCCACATAAAGCCACATTTTATTTAATTGTATAGTTTATTTTTCAGATTGACCTCGGAATCCAGTTTCTACCGAATACGTTTTTTGTCCAACTGGCACACAGGTTTCCTGCTTCGGATTCACAGGGTCTGTCACCATCACGTAACCATTTGGGCATGTGGGGCCAAATGTCGTCATATCCTCCTGCAGCCAGAACTTACGATATACCAACATCACCAAATGAGCGCACAAAGCAAATGCTAATGCTTCATACAATAGACCTCGGCTTACACGTCTATCACGTGTTCCATGTACTCGGAACCCGATATATACGAGAGTTACAAGCAAGGCGGGTACGAGTTTGAGCATTTATTACTTCATAAAGTTTTTCTTTACCCAGTTGCGGTCGGTCTTGATTGTCTTGGACTTTCCAGGTGCAGAGTTTTTAGTGTATACAGCGAGGGCGTTCAGTTTCCGAAATGTAGACAAAGCCCCAACGGAACGAACTGTTTTTCTAAGAGACTTACGGCGAGAAGTTTTGCTATTCTTGGCACGGTATCCATGCAGTTCACCTTTCTTTAGCTCACCAATCCCATGTGTTTTCCAATATCTGCGCGTGTGTCTGCGACCGCCCGAACCACACGTTTCGGTCATTTATCTATGAACGGTTGTTTTCTTTGCTATTGGGGCAGGCCGAGCATCCTGTAGACTTTGGCTTAAATCCAGAATTCATGTAATACACAATTCCTACTACAACTAGTAGACCAAGCAACCACCACATTTATTGCTTATATAGAGTTTTCATAATTTAAGCGTAACACATTAATGGGTATTCCTTTTTACTTCGCCAGTCTAATACGTAATCACGCTGGAATTACTCATGTAGTTCGTGAGATATTGGATGTTGATTTTTTGGGCATCGATTTTAATTGCTTGATACATCGTTATTTGGATCCTAAAGACCCCATAAACAGCGTGATAAAAGCATTAGAACACATCCTAAAAAATACGTGTCGAGCGAAGAAAGTATATATTGCCTTTGATGGGCTTGTTCCGTATGCAAAGATTGTTCAACAGAGATATAGAAGGTTCTGCATAAAAGAAGCAGAAGACTCATTTGACCGAAATCAGATTTCACCTAATACGCCATACATGAAATCATTAGAGGAGGCAATTAAGACGAAGTTTCCTGAAATCTTGGTATCGCCGACTCAAGAAGCAGGAGAAGGTGAGCATAAGATATTCCAAGAGATGAAACGAAATCTAGATTTGATGTCAGTATGTATTTATGGATTGGATGCAGACTTGATATTGCTATCGATGTTTAATGAGAAGTTGGCACCAAACTTTACGTTGTTGCGTGAGTCTGGTGAGTTTAACGATCCATCGCTGAAGCAGGCTGAGTTTTCATTGTTGGATGTAAAAAAGTTGGTAACTTTGCTTCCTATGGAGATTGAGCAATTTGTAGTGATAACTGTATTGTGTTTTGGGAATGATTTTATGCCAAATTTGGGTATATTCTCTTTGCGTGAGGACGGGTATGGGAGAGCATTAGAGTATTACATCAAATCTGGAAAGCCTGACATGACAACGGAGGAAGGTCGAGCAGCATTTTTGGATTATTCGGCAAGCAAGGAGTTGAACGTTTTGAAGGAAAGGGTTAAGTTACGAAAGCAGCCATTTGAGAGGGCTGTTATAGGAAGAGGGATGAATAATATTACAAAGAAGTATGGGCTTCATATTTTGGATGGAGTTGTAGACATGGAACCAGTAGTTGATTCATTTTGGAAAACATTTGATTGGTCGATGAAATACTTTAAGACAAATGAAGTTCCTAATTGGAATTGGGTATATCCTTATGCAGATGCTCCATTGATTCAGAATATTGTTGAGTTCTTTGAAACAAAAGTAGAACCATCAGAATTGAATTTTTCAGTAACAAAGCAGTTACAGTTTATATTGCCTTCTGACTCATTACGCAAGGCTAAACGCAGAGTAATATATCACAACGAATATTATTCTGAATCGAGAGAGCCTTGGATGAAACGATATGTTTGGGAGATGAAGCCAAGAATTAGTTTGCCTTGGAACCCTACTTATGCCCTAACTTCAGTCTCCCCCCTGCAAAGCCAATCTTGATAGGCATTGGTTTACGAAATGTTGTAAATCTTATGCGGGAGTTCTCAATTGGAGATATAACATCGGCTTCAACCAAATCTGGAATTGATGTCAACTCTCGAACACTCCAATACTCATTATTTATCTTAATCATTTCATTGACACAGTTTCTCATCATCAATGAGTGACTAGAAAACTCTTGCCCCCAATTTTTAGACAAGTAGGATAAATATGAATCTCTAAACTGCTTTAATGACGTATGTTTTGTTGCATTTTGAATCGTCTGTAAACATTCGCCAACAGATAACGGTGTCGGTTTATCCAATCGCTTATTTACAGCGTTATGAGCTCTAAATGCAAATACAGCAAACTCTTGCCGAGAATTTAAAAACTCTGGATGAGATGCCGTATATAGTGTATGTATCTTTTTAAAATGTGTCTTACAGAAAATACAACTTATTGATTCTCCAAACAAATCCAGAAATCGTTTAGCAATCTGCTTCTCCTCCAGTGTTGGCCTTTCCGGATAGATTAAACTTACAGAATGCAATGTCATCCACCCAAGTGGGCCCCACAATTTAGTCATTATAAAATTATACAGAAACAAATCCAGCAGCCATAGCGTTGTCTAGTATTTGCCTTGAAATGTGTGCCGGAGTTTTGGGATTTTTCACGAGACCTTTTGCAGTAACTATTTCTTTTACTTTGGCATCAGATATGCTATCCAGGCGCCGCTTCTGAGTTTTACGGTGTTTTTTTATCCCCTTATCGGTTAGCATCCGCAAAGTATGTTTATACATACCCTTCTTTAGCGGAGGAGACTTGGCAGGGTCCTTAACAGCCTTTAAATGAAACTTAGATGTCTTCTTTAACACACCCCGCGGAAACGTCTTAATTGTCTTGCGTTTTGCTCTTGTAGTGACTGTTAAAGATGGAAGATAATCATCTATTTTTTGTATAACTATTTTTTTATCAACCATTCCTTTGTTAAAAACGAATAGAGAATCATTTACGTACAATTAATTTTAAACAGTTACTATGGACTGGCAAGCAATTCGTTCATTCTTTTCAAAGCAAGGTTGCCAGAAGTTAGTAGAGCATCAGATCGAGTCATTCGAGGATTTTGTGAACAATAAACTCCCGTTGATTGTCACATCTACGGCTCCCATTGTAGTATGGCATGAACAAGATGAGATTACCAAGAAATATAAATATGAGTTCCGCATATCATTCGAGAATATTACGTATATGAAGCCACGCATTCATGAAGCAACAGGCCGTGTAAAACCCATGTTCCCTCAGGAAGCTCGTGTACGCAATTTCACATATTCTGCACAGATGTTTTCCGATGTCCGATTTGTAACCCGAACGTATACTGGCGAGAAACTAGATGTAATAACCGAGCAATCTCGTGTATTCGAAGGCATTTCTCTAGGCAAGATTCCTGTCATGCTTGGGTCATCGCTATGTATCATGAAAGACTATCCAATGTCCTTTGAGGAACTTGGCGAATGTCCTAATGACCCATTTGGGTATTTCATTATTCATGGTTCTGAGCGAACAATTCTATGCCAAGAAAAGGTTGCAGATAACCGAATCATGGTATTCACATCTAAAAAGACTGCAGCAAAATATACTCATAGTGTAGAATTCAAATCTCTTCATGAATCTTTCACTATGCCTCCGAAGAAACTTGAAATTCGTTATACTACAAAATTTAACGGATTTGGCCAGCCACTAACAGCATGCTTTCCTCGCTTTCGTGAGGATATTCCTGTAATGGTAATCTTCCGTGCACTTGGTCTTGAAACCGACGAAGAGATTGTTAAACTTGTTTGGGGTGATGACACAGATAACTACGATAGTTTGACGGCATCCTTTCATGAGTGTTCGGCAATCAAAATATATACTCGTGATGATGCTGTTGAGTATCTATCCCACCACCTTCAGTACGGCACAAATATGGAGGACAAAAAAGAATATGTTCGTATGCTTTTGGAGTCTGAACTTCTTCCTCATGTGAAATTTGGAGGCGATACTTCATCAAAGAAGATTATTGAATCACGCAAATGTATTTTGGTATCTCATATGATTCGACGCCTTGTAATGACTGTCCAAGGCAAGATTCCGCTCGATGACCGCGATGCTTACCCAAATAAGCGTGTAGTTACTACTGGTGCCTTATTGACTCATCTATTTCGCCAGTTATTCCAAAAAGTATGCAAAGATATCCGAGGCAAATTTGTTCACGAAGTCAATAACGATTCTTGGAAGAAGGGTGAACCCCGTCCTTTGGAGGTTCTGAACATCAACAACTTGTATAAGATTCTGAAAGTATCAACTATCGAAGGAAAGTTGAAGCAGGCATTGGCTACTGGTAACTTTACAGTCCAAGGCATTGGACCTGCTAATGGAGGTTCGACAGCAACTAAGGTTGGTGTATCGCAAGTATTGAACCGCCTATCATATTTGGCAACAGTGTCGCATTTGAGACGTATTCAGACCCCTGTAGAGAAGTCAGGTAAACTTTTGGCCCCTCGTAAACTTCATGGAACTTCTTATGGGTTTGTATGCCCAGTAGAGACGCCAGAAGGTCATTCGGTTGGTATTGTTAAGGCAATGTCAATGATGACATCTGTAAGTCAACATACGCCATCAATGATTGCTGTTCGTTTGCTTCAGATTGACCAAGTGGATTGGATTACAGATTTGACAAAAAATTCTGGAGTCCCTATTACGATTAATGGCGTTGTTGTTGCATATACTCAACAGCCTGATATTGTCTTCAATATCCTGAAAGAAGCAAAGAGAACATTTGTATTACATCCTCATACTGGGATTAGCTGGAATGTATTCAAGCGAGAGTTATGTATTGAAACAGATGGAGGTCGTATTGTTCGTCCTTTGTTTCGTGTAAAGGATGGTTCTATCTTGCCTAAGCCTGACTCAAGTGAGTGGAATGATTGGGTTCGGTCAAATGTTGAATACATTGATGCAGCCGAATCTGATTCTGTATTGATTTCGATGAAGCCTTCCGAACTCACTAAGGCACATACTCATTGCGAGATTCATCCTTCATTGATGTTGGGACATATGGCCAGTACAATCCCAATGTCTGACCATAACCAATCTCCACGCAACACTTATCAATCAGCAATGGGCAAACAAGCAATGGGATTGTATGCTAAAAATTACTCAAAGCGGCTGGACAAGAATGGTTATGTGTTGTGTTCACCTATGCGTCCTTTTGTTGAGACTCGTATGATGAACGTAATGAACCTTCATGAGATGCCGTTTGGTTATAATGCAATCGTTGCTATCGGAATCTATTCGGGTTACAATCAGGAGGATTCAGTCATCTTGAATAAGGCAGCATTGGATCGTGGACTGTTTAGGTCGCTGTATTACACTATTTACAAAGACGAGGAACACCGAAATGTTGCATCGGGCAAGGAGGAGAAGTTCGCTAAGCCTCGTCGTGAGAACACTCGTGGATTTAAGAATTCATCATACCATGCTATTCAAGAGAACGGTATGCCTGCAGTGAATTCTATTATTCAGGAGAACGATGTTGTGATTGGAAAGGTGACTAATCTGAAGCATGATACGCATGGATATTCTTATCGTGATTCATCGACGACTCATAAGGGAGCTGAACAATGCCGCGTTGATGGAGTATGGCAAGATAAGAACTCGGATGGATATCCTTTCATTAAAGTCCGAGCTGTATCTGAGCGAGTTCCTGAGATTGGCGACAAGGTAAGTTCTCGACATGGACAGAAGGGAACTTGTGGGATTATCTTGAATGAGGAAGATATGCCTTATACTGCAAGTGGGTTGCGTCCTGACATCATTATGAACCCCCATGCAGTTCCTTCACGCATGACGATTGCTCAACTGATGGAGACGATGTTTGGCAAGGTATGTACTGAGAAGGGAACGCTGGGTGATGGAACACCATATTCGCATTTGAAGATTGAGGATTTGCGTAAGCATATGGTTGAGTTGGGAATGCATCCGTATGGTAATGAGATTATGTATAATGGTCAGACGGGTGAGATGATGGAGGCTGAAATCTTTATGGGGCCGACGTTTTACCAGCGACTGAAGCATATGGTTTCTGACAAGATTCATTCACGTAATAAAGGGCCAATTGTATCACTGACTCGTCAGCCTTGTGAAGGACGAAGCAGGGATGGAGGTTTGCGTGTAGGTGAGATGGAGCGTGATTGTATGTTGTCTCATGGAACAGCTATGTTTACTAAGGAGCGACTGATGGATGTATCTGACCCGTTTACGACGGGATTCTGTAAGAATTGTGGAGTTCTGGCAGTAGTGAACAAGGAAGCATCATTGTATGATTGTGGGACTTGTGGAGTTCAGACGGAGTTTGAGGTGAAGACCATTCCTTATGCAATGAAGTTATGGACGCAGGAGTTAGAGGCAATGCATATTGTGCCTCGATTAGTGTTTGAGTAATATATTGTTTTCAAAGATAACTTTATTAATTCAGTTAACGATGCACATCATAATCTAACAAAATAGTGTATATAATAAACAAATGAACATCAAACACTTCATTAGAGACTTAGATATCAAAGTATTTGTTGAAATAGGTATGCATTTTGGAATTGACACTGTAGATTTTAGAAAAATGCATCCGAGTGCACGTATAGTAAGTTTTGAACCGGACCCTAGAAATATTCAAATGATTAAAACCCTAGGTCGTGATAAAATCTGTGAATTATACGAGTTAGCTTTATCTGATACGAATGAAGAGATGGATTTTTACTTATCATCTGGGAGCTGCAAAGGAATGCTAAATGATACATTGTTAACTCAAAATGACTGGTCGTGTTCGTCATCATTAAAGAAACCCACTGGCCATTTATCAGCACACCGTTGGGTTACATTTCCAACTTCTGTAAAAGTTAATTGCTGTAAACTTGATGATTTTGAACCACTAAAAAATACTAAAATTGATTTTATGTGGGTAGATGTTCAAGGGGCAGAAGACATTGTTTTTTCGTGTGCTCAAGAAACTTTGAAAAATACTCATTATGTATACACTGAGTATAGCAACCAACAATTATATGAAAAACAGTTGAATTTGCAGGGTGTTTTATCCTTGTTTCCTACTTTTAAAGTTGTGCATGATTTTGGAGGTGACGTTCTTTTGAAAAATATTAACTTTAATTAGTAAGCAATGATTACAGTACATCTACAAGGGGGGCTTGGTAACCAATTATTTCAACTTGCTTTTTTAGATTACATGTCTAAAAAAACAGGAAAACAGTCATATATAGATTCTTTAGAAAGTCCAAGAACAGGCCATTCGAAAGAGCAATATTTCGAATATATCTTTCAAGAATGGAAAAAGATTTACAAAGATTTATCTTCATCAGATGTTTATGAAAAGCTTAATGCATGTATAGAAGATTGGGGATGTCAGTCTGGAAATACTTGTTATCGGGGATACTTTCAACGCTACGAATATATAGAACCAATAAAAGACTCTTTTATTTCAAAGTTAACCTTTAACAGCAAAATTTTAGAAAAATATCCTTTGATTCACAAAAAGGTATTTTTACATATAAGAGGGGGAGATTATCTTAGTACCCCTTCGCATAATGTACTAACAAAGAAATATTATGATGGTGCAATAAAACAATTTGAAGATGGAACTGAGTTTATAATTTTTACGAATGATGTTGACTATTCTAAACGCATGTTTTCATACATTCCAATTATAATAGAATCAGAGCTTGATACATTATTCTTAATGTCTAAATGCTCTGGATGTATTTGTGCAAATTCTTCTTTTTCGTGGTGGGGTGCTTTTTTAGATTCTAAACGTAAAATATGTATACCGTCAAAATGGCTTAATTACGACTATCATCACGAATCATTTCGCGTTCCGGGATGGATTGTAATTTAAAACATATCTACTACTGGGTTTCGCAATACAACTTTAGTTTTTAAGAAACGGTAATTCGCGAGAAATATCTTGCATATTTTTATGGTCTGTCTTCAGTCTATTGTAATCTGTATGATAATGTACAGCCATACCATACTTTCTCATTTCAGACGTTCGTTCAAATCTCAGAAGCATCTTTTTCCACTTATAAGGCAATCCGAGATTGTCCATATGTTTTATATAATATTTAGGACCACTCAGAACAATATTACCTACTGGTCTGCAAAAATGGGCACCCGGTAAATATGTAATTTCTTTTATTGCTCTTGAGTCAAAACATAACTTCTTAGTTTCTAACGCGTAGTAATACCCTCTAGTTAATAATTCTAAATTAATATCATCGAGTTTTTCTGATTTACTATCTGCAATAATATTGTATCCTTCGGTGGTTAGCATTGTTGTCCCTTTGCTTTCTTCTTCTTTTAGTTGCTCTTCATTGATACATAACCATTCGTCCATGTCACATACAATAACCCATCCAGAACTCTTTTTCCAAATGTTATTTTTTAAATTAGTCAAATCATGCTCAAATGTATTTACGTTATATTCCCACATAATAACTTCACAACCTAAGTTTTTTGCTAATGCAACACTTCCATCTGATGAATAGTTGTCGTATATAAATATTTTTGCAGTTGGAAATCTATCCCGATAATGTTTAATAGTGTGGGGAATCATAACTTCTTCGTTATGGCATACTATATAAATGGACATTTATTATATATAAGTAAGAATGTCATTTCCTGTTTTGATAACGTATTCAAATTATGGCTATATAGACTTTGCTAAGAACTTGATTCTGAACTTAGCAAATGTATTAAAGAACCATAAACTTCATTTTTACTGTCTGGATAAGCAAACATACGATGAACTATCCAAAGAGCCAAGAGACTTCTTAACGTTAGAACTATTCGAGCAAAATGTTTCTTCGGATTTTGAGAGTTACAATACCGATAAATACAACAAACTTACCCATACAAAGACAAGTGTATTGCGTAAAGCTCTTGCGGCCTATTCTTTTATTCATTTTATTGATTGTGATGTTGTTTGCATGAGAGAACCTTCGTTGGCACATTATGAACAATACAAACACTTTGATATCGTATTCCAATATGATTGGTACTTCGAGAATAATGTTCCAACGGCATTGTTCGGAATATATCAGTGCACAGGCAATACATCGATTCGCAGAACACCCCAAACTATGAAACTGTTGGATTTATGGGAATATACTCAATCTGCAAATACGAAATACAATGACCAATCTTGCCTTACATTGTTGCTTAACAATTCTGGAATCAAAGACGTTCGTAATTTTAAAGTTGCAAAACTATGGGTATATCCTCCAAAGGAATACACGAATGGCTCGTGGAAGGGTCCTCGGACCAAGATATATTTTTTTCATGCAAATCATGTTGTTGGCAAAGCAGACAAGATTAATCTTTTGAAGAAAGTTGGATATTGGCTTGTTTGATATGTTAGAAAATACTTCAGTTCTGACTCCTTTTCAGGTCGTGAACACTGAAAATCCATTTATATATTAATCCTGTTATATATTAAAAATGTTATTTAATTCTTACAAGGTTAACTGCGAGCGCAAATCTGATATTAACGAGCATCTTCCTGTGCTGTATGAGTATACCAAGAAGTGTTCATCTGTAGTAGAGTGTGGAGTCAGAACTATTGTGAGTTCATATGCATTTGCTCTTGGACTAAAGGGAACGAAAGAAAACAAGTTTTACCTTGTTGATCCTGCTGCATCGCCCACCATGCCAGCCTTTTTGAGTTTATGTAAGTCGGAAGGAGTAAATGCTCAGTTTTGGAATAAGAGTGATCTTGAGTGTCCTATTGTTGAGACTGATTTGCTGTTTATTGATACTTGGCACGTTTATGCACAACTAAAGCGCGAACTAGCAAGATGGCATAGTTCGGTGAAGAAATATATTATTATGCACGATACAACTGTTGATGAATGGTTGGGTGAAACAATTCGTCTTGGATGGAATGCTGATGAACAAAGCAAGAAATTTGGATTCCCAGTAGATGAGATTAATAAGGGTCTAGGACCAGCCATTGATGAGTTTCTTAGAAGTCATCCTGAGTGGACTATTGAAAAGAGGCTGGTAAACAATAATGGCCTAACTATTTTAAAAAGAGTCTAATACAATAGAATGCTTCGTGGATTACTTCTAGAATATACAGGGACCCTATTGATTATTGCTGCAGTCTTGTATACACATGCCAATCCTATAATGGTTGGTTTAGCATATATGGCTGCTCTATTTATTGCTGATGGTAAGTCTGAAGGATATTTTAATCCTTTAGGAGGTATGGTTCAATATATGCTTGGACGTTTATCTTCTGAGACT